GTCTTTTACCAAAAAAGTCAAGTAATCCCATTATATATGAATTTTAACAAAGTTAGACAATTTATCCTAAAATACCGACACCTCAAATTTTAGCTTGGTTAAATGCGTAAACACGGCATACCTACAAGCATCCATCAAGTCATCATTTGCCTTTACAGGTTCTTCAATTACGTTATCGTTTTTATCCTTTTTCCATTTGTAAGACATAAACTCCCTTCTTAGGTTTTTGCTATTGTAGTGCAAGTTTATTGGGTAAGACTTCATTTTAACTATTCCTGCCCATACATCCTTTTGCGCTGGTTTGATATTAAAGCCTTGTCGGTAAAGTTCCTCAATAGATTTAGGCTCGGCAGCATCCGCATAGATTGTGGCTCGTTCTGGTAGCTTTTCTTTAATCAATCTTGATAGATCACTCAAAGTCAATCCGCTTTGGTAAACTATTTCCTCAAAGTAGTTTTGTCCTTCATAGTGTGTAACCTTTATAAGTGCAGCTGGGTGAACATAGCCAAAGTCCAATCCATAGAATACATCCCCATCTGGTGCTTGGTCATATTGTTTCCATTGAGTGTAAATGATTTCTTTTGCAGAGCCTCGTTCCCCTAATCCGTACACTTTCCACATAAAGTCATCCGGTAAGTTTTTGTATTGCTCAATGTTTTTTATTTGACTTTCGCTAAGGTTTGAGATATTGTTTAAGTAGGTAGAATGGATGCGCTTATTTTTTGGATTGTCGGCTACTTCATACACCCAAGAAATAAAGTCTGCTGGATTCCAGTCTAAGAATGATTGTCCAGTTGTACGAATTAAAAGCTGGTCAAACAAAGCCTTGCTAATTAGGTTTGCCTCGTTTACGAATAGTATATCCCTTGCTGGTCCTTTTGCTTTATCTGGGTCTTCCAATCCAAACAATTCAATATAAGAGCCGTTCTTAAACGTATAAATGAAATCCGTGTACCTAAAATCTTTTTCATCCCAAATATTCCATTGCTCTAATATGTTTTTGAAATCCCTATAAACTCCACGCTTAATATGTGGTAAGGAATGAGATACGCACGAAATTCTTGTATTAGGCTTGGTTAAAGCAATGTGAATTAGCAACTGAACAACTGAATAGCTTTTACTTGACCTTGACCCACCTTCGTTGCATATTATTGGATACCCATCCTCGTATGCCTTTTTATTTGCATAAAAAACAGGTGTTGCCTTAATCTTTAATTGGTTGACAATCTGCATCTGGTTCTATTGTAATTTGCACATTACCCTTTATGTCGGCGGTTATGTCGGTTGTTTGTTTAGGTTTACCTTCTAATCTATCAACTACTGCCTCGTATGCTCTTTGGTCGCCTTTCAATGCTTTGCTAATCATTTGCATATCCATCAATTCAAGTACAGTAAAATCTTCATCTTCGCCTGTAATTGGATTCCTTCTTTTTTGTACTAATTCAAGCAACCTAAGTAAACGAGTTTTACTATTTTGCACCCCTTTGCCTCTACCTTTTGGGTTTCTTACTTCGCCTTTTTGTGCTGGTATCAAATTATGTTCGTTTGCCATATATTCTTAATTTCCTCTAATTATTACAAAGTTAACTTTTAAACCATTGCAACCAAATTTGATGTGCAATTTGAGCTGTCATTAATGGTGGGACTGACATACCTATTAAGTAATTAGGTGCTATTTTCTTAAAATTATAATCCATTGGGTATGAACCAATTAATTTACATTCATCCATTGTAACCCTATGTGGAACATCAAATCTAATTGGAATTGAATCTGAACCAGCTGCAATTGTATTTGGTACTTTGTCATCCTTAATAAATACAGCATTAAACCTTTTAGCTTTACCACTTAACCTTATATGAATATCTGATAAACTTGTATCATCAATATGCCTATGTTCCCATATTTTTCTTGTTTCAAGGGTCAATTCAGTACCATATATATTGGATTTAAAATTTTTATATGTAATTGGTTTTTCATTAAAAGCCAACACCAATGGTTTAAGATTTAATTCCTTTTTATGACCAATAAAAAATACCCTTTCCCTTCTTTGTGGAACACCCATTGAAGCACCATTTAAAAGAAATATTTGAACATTATACCCAGCATTTTCCATTGTTTGAATAATCTTTTTAGAATATGCTTTAGCATTACCCAAAATAATACCTTTTACATTTTCCAATAAAAATACTTTTGGTTGTAATTTTATGATGGTATTACAATACTCAAATACAAGATCATCCAATGTTTGCAATGCTTGACCTTCCTTAAATTGCTTTTCTTTACCCCAAGCCTTTTCCCTACTCCCTGACATTGAAAAACTTGAACAAGGTGGACTGCCATCTAATAAATCAAGATTATATAGTTCATCCGGCAAATCAGTTCTTTTATTAAATAACCTAATATCTTCATTATAAAAATGCTTTGGATTGTGGTTTGTTTTATAAATATCCCCAACTTGTGGGTCAATTTCAACTCCGCCAATATGGTCATATCCAGCCAATTTATACCCCATTGTTGAGCCACCACCACAAATAAACGTACCAAATACCTTTAAATTATGTTTTTCTATTCCTTTTGCAGGATAACCATCTGATAAATTCCAATTGTAAGGGAATTTATGGTCATTATATTCGTACTTAATCATTGCCTAAAAGTTTCCAAATAGCTTGTTCTGGTGTAGCTGCTATTTTATGTAATTGTTCTTTTACTAAATGATATTCATCTTCTGTATACTTTAAAGTTATAGTCATTGAATCACTTACATCATCAAGGCTTAATTCTTTGTTTTGATCTGCAAATCCACCAGAATCAAAGTTTGGTATATCTAATCCCCATTCGGTAAGTAATTGCTCATCCCAATTATTAGCCAAATCATCCCAATGCCATTCACCATATCCTACATTGTCCTTTACTATAAACTCCTTCTTTTGTTCTTCGGTTAGTTCTTTTGCTTGTTTTACAGGTACATCCGTAAGTCCAGCTTCAATACAAGCCTTTAGCCTCATATTGCCACCTAAAACAATATTGTTCTCATCTATGACTATTGGTCTAAGTTCAAGCATTTGTGGGAAGTCTTGGATTGACTTAACCAGCTTCTTAAACTTGTCATCTTTAATAATTCTTGGATTGTTGGGGTTAGGTTTAATTTCGTTGATATTCATTATCTGTTTTTAGTTGGTGTTCGTATTGAAATAATACTATCTGCTTTCTTTTCTAAATTGTCATAGCCTACCCATTTGCCACATTTAGTACATTCAAATTGAGTTTCTTTTATCTTACCGAACCAAAGATATCCTTCGGTAACTGTACCGCATTTACAAGTATATAGCTTCTTACCATAAGTATCTTTCATAGCTTTATAAAATTTTTTATTTTCAGCGTTAAAATAATCTCTATTAATTATTCTACCTAATTCTTCTAACATCTGCCTTGTCTATTATATGGTTTAACTGCCTTGTCCTTTGGACCAGATGTCTTTTTGTATTTGCCACACTTTCTTTTCCCAAATGATTGTTTGCCTTTACTGTCTAATTTTGCCATTATAGTTATTTATTAAATCTGCCATAAAATCAAATCTTTGTTCCTGTGTTTTGCCAAATACATAGTGCGTAGTTCCATCAATGTCAAAAACATAGCAAGGATAACCTGCTATTTCTTGCTCTTTGCACGTTTCAAATATGTTACTTGTATCTGTCAATTAAATCGTTTAATTCAGTTCTTGTCCATTTCTTTAGCCTATTATTTACCGCCTCAAACTCTAATTCTTTAACCGCTTTTTCACCTATCCTTTCAACTAAGCCAATTCGGTACATTGCTTGGTTGCCGTGTTTAAACATATTACATCCAGCACATTGCAAGTGTATGTTCCATTCGTTAAAACGTAAAGCTGAATACCCTTTAACTGTAAAGTAGTGTCCAGCTTGATTACCATTGTAGCTTCCGCAACTAATACAAGGCAATCCTTCATCTCTTTTTCTTATATACGCATTTACTACCTTTTGGGTCTTTTCTAACAACTTAGGTAAAGGTATCAATGGCATTTTACAAAATTAGGGTTACTTTTTCAATCTAACAACACATAATCTATCGTTATGCTTGTATCGTTTCTTGTTTATTGGGTTCATATAAGTCATTATGGTTTTATAGTCAGTACCTAAAAACCTAACTGCTTTTGCTATTGATCTAAATTCTATCTCCTCTTTTGTATCTAAGTAAATCAATCTTACTTCAATGTTATTGTCTATTCCTGTCATCGGTTTATTAGTTTGTAATAAAGTTGTTTTAATAGTTCCCAAATAGCTATGGTTACAAATATTTTAAGCATAATCTTTTTATTTCAAAATATAGATGTGCGGTTATATAAATTAAAGATGCTAATGGAACTGAAATCAGCATAAACTTTGCTAATTCGTAAATAAATGTTAATTGTTTCATAATTGGTTTTGTAAAAATAGGTACAAAGTATATCTTTTGCACTCGTTTTTGATAAATATTTCGTTATTTAATTTCTCTAAGTCTTTAGGTGTTTTAGCAGTTACCTTGTAATGTGCTATTATCTTTTTCTTTATTTGGTCAGCTTTATCTGGACTAAGATTTTCCTTGTTTAATTCCTTTCGTTTCCATAGTACATCAAAAGCCATTGTATTTAGCAACTCCCAACCTCTTTTAGTAGACTTATTCCAATTTTGGTATAGTGCCTCAATAATTTCATCATCATTGATTTTTGGCACTTTTATTGGTTGCGGTTCTACATAGGTCTTATGTCTTACTTGCAAAGCTATTGGCTTATAGGCTGCCATCACATCACCAAAGAATTTAGGGGTAAACATAATTGCTTTGTCAACTGATAATTTCCCCATTGCGTAAAGTTCAAAAGCTACTCCAAGTTCCTTTAGTTTAAAATTTCCATAATTCTTAATTACAAATTCACAAAGGAATTGAAACAATTCAATTGTAGGTGTTTGACATCCGCTTAAAGCAATACAAGTCTTTAAATGTTCCTTAACCTCAATCGGTGAGCATCTACTAACACTCATTGTATCTAAAGCAACCACAACCTTTAATTCATCTGGTTCAAGTTTATTATAGATTTCTAAGTGCATTAGCCTCTCGTTCTGCGTAAGAGAGTTTATGGATTGGGGTAATACTTCGGTTAATGATTTCATCGTTCCAAGATTTGTTGTTTATAAAGGTTTCTGGGTTTTTACGGAATTGTTTGTCTGGTACTGATTGCTTGTAAAGGTCAATATAATTCATTGCATTTTGCCTTTCTTGATCTGTTAATTTATTCCACTTCTTTTTTAACTTTTGCTTATCCCCTACCTTTTTATCATATTCATTCCAAAACCATTCAAAATCTATATTTATATTTTTATCTTCAATTACATTTACATTTTCATTTTCCATATGGGTGGTCATATGACCTATCATATGTTGATTATTACCTTTAATATTATTCCTTCTTGATTCACTAAAAGCCTTTCTTTTTGATTTTTCCACATCTAAACGTTCATTATACCATAAACCTTGTTCATCTTGTATAAACTTACATTTAATACGTTCCCATATTTGACCTACGCAATGACCTATCATATGACCATCCATATGACCTCTATTAAATTGTAACATTAAAAGTTCAATGTATGCACCTTTTTCTTCAAAAGTCATACCCATAGTTCCACCTATGTAATCATTAGGATAGAATAAAAACGCTGGGTCTTTAGCCATAAAAATAAAAAAGGCTCTCGGCTTCCACCCCAGTCGGATTAGGGTTTCAGCTTTGAGCCAATAAGTTAGTATAAGGTATCCGACACCTTTGAACAAAGATAAAGCTAATTAACCGAATACTGTGCTATTTGCTTCTTATTTTTTAGCTTAACAATGGTAGTTTTTATGTTCATACCATCATTCCTAAGATCAGCAATTCGTGCTGCTAATCTAAAGCATCCGAACTTATTTAAAGCATCAATAGGGGTTAACTTTCTACCTTTATTTAGGTAGTTTGCGATTTGTTGGTTTTGGCTCATAGTTGTAGGTTTTAAATTTGCGCTTAACGTTATCGCCCAACGGGGGGTTGTTTTAGAATGGTAAATCGTCTTCGCTTTCTTGTTTGTTTACTGCAAATTCTTTTTTACCTGTTGGTGCGTTATAAGAAACTTGCTTACCTCTGCCACAATAGTTTTTCTTTGCTTTTTCTGCTCGTTCCTCTTGGCTTTGGTTATTCCATACTGTGTGTGTGTTTCCTTTGTCATCTGGTTGTTTTAAAAAGTCGGTAGCTACGTTTGCGTAATGTTTTCCGTTTTTAGCTTCTTTCCAGTTAATTTCCTCTTTGCAAATGTTTAATACAATCATTGTTTTTAGTTTAATGTTTATTTAATTGTTCTTGTTCTAATGCTATTTCGTTTTGTCTATCTTGTTCTAATTCTTCCTCATCTTCTTCTTCCTCCCAATCGCAATGTTCTAAACAATCTGGACAAATTCCAATTTCCTCCATTGTGGTATGTGCGCCGCAGCAAGTTGAATAAGGCATAGTTAATCGTTTAAATAGTTTTCAAATACTTCAAATTTATCAGCTAACATTTGATAAGGAACGTAATCCCTTTTAGGTTGATCTAATAACTCTGGGAAGTGTTTTTGTTTATGTAGTTTAAGTTTATACTTAGCTAAATTTAATTGATGAATCATTTCACTTGCGTTTTGTGGATAGCTTGTATCAACTTTGTAATTCCAGAACTTAACTGCTTCCTTTAAATCCCATAATCTTGTTAATGGTGTCATAAAGTTTGTTTTTTCTTGGTAAATAATTTAGTTACTTCTTTGTCGGCTAATTCTTGGTTTAATGTGTAAAGTTCAGCCAATTCGTTTGTGCTAATGCATAAATCAATAGCTAACTCCAAGTCATCAAGATTGTCGTGCGTTTTAATGTAGGCTGGTTTTTCATCACTTTGCGCCATTTCATCACCTGTATAAAGTCCGCTTAAATCTTGTGGGTAAGCCTTTCTTAAAGCTAATGCCTCTGCAACTTTACTTAACATTGTATGTGGCATCTTCGCCCATAATCCCATTGGTTTGCCTTCGTTTGTTCGTTGGCAGTATTCATCCCAATAAGCTACTCCAACGGCTGCTTCATACCTTAAATCGCCGTGAAATCTAAATACTGATACCTTACAAGAAATTAACTTACCATCTTGTTCTACAAATACAGGTTCGCTTTGTCCACCATAGTTTCCGCTACGTTCAGCGATTACTCGGAATCCATCAATGCTGGTTTGAATGGTCATTTTTTTAGACCATCCGTTTTGCGTTTTTACGTTTCTGTGGATGCAATAAATTTGTCTTGATAACGCATCAAGTCCTGTTCTTTGGGCTTGATAAAGAAATAGCTTTAGTTCATCAACTGTTGCCTCTGGAGCAATCTGTGATTTTACTAACTCTACTTGGTCTTTCGTGTACGAAAGTTGTGGCTTTTTAGCCAGTTGTTGTTCGTTCATATTGGTTGGTTTTAGAGTTTAAAATTAGGTACTTTGGTGTTAATAACCAAATTAAATAAGCACATTTAAGTTGAAAACATCCTTTTTTATAGTATCATCAAACTTATTTGACAATTGACCCCTAATCTTTTGGATTGAGTGTAAAACTGTTGTCCTATCCCTATTAAAGATTTGTGCTATTTCCTCTCCATTTAATTCGGTTTTTTCCTTAGTTAAGTACATAGTCATTTGCCTTGCCAATGTAACTTCCTCGCCTCTATATTTGGACATCATTTGTCCATATTTAATTTGATAGTAATTACATACTTTTTCAGCTATTTCAATAGCATAATCCTTTTGTTGT